CGCAAACTGAAGGCTTCACTGAACTGCGTCCAGCGTTCACCTTTACCTTGTAGTACCGGGGCCAAGGGTTCTCCTAGCATTCCCCTCTCCGCAAGGCGCAAATAACAGCACTCGAGATACATTTGGCCAACAATAGTGTTAAGCACGACAGTTATCGGGCATCCCGAAGGATTACCCTGATGTTTGACATGCAACACATCTTGGGCCAACTCCCATGTATGTATCAACTCCACTGCCATTATATAACAGGCTCGAAAATAGGCAGCTTTATCCATACAGATTGGTGGAAAATTAGGGTCATCTCCGGGAAACAAAATGATATAGGTGGGAAATTTGGGATCATTTCGTTCTACATTATCCCAAGTCCAGATTGCCATCGATTGGATACACTCTAATATCAGTTCCGGTTCCAAGGTACCATCAAAGGCACCATAGTCACCATCCCCTCCAACAGAGCTCACCTCTTTCAGGCTTTCATAGAGAAAAGTCCAAGTAGGAGAATCAGGATCGATTCCAACTGCAGAATAAGTTTTGGTATTAGAAGCGTAAAAGGCTGCGATGAAATCGAGGAAAAGAGTACGACATATAAGAGTTAAGTCCGTTGGGCCCATAGTAAAGAGACGAGTAGATGCCGATTCAATCTTATGGAGTGGTCGGAGCTCATCCTTCAAATTATGGGTCCAAATCCAGGTCGGTCTGTGTCCGGTTGCCAGGGCCATTAAATTATGCCAGACAGTATGGGTTAATTCCGGTTTCATAGCGTATTCGGCACGCCCACCAGGCTCATGGAGAGCATCAAACAGATAGAATTTTCCCTCTGCCCCAGATGGTCGAGTAAGCACATATGGATAACCTGGCGATGTATCCATATTAATTGGGTCGTAGTGTTCATAGACAGGGTGTCCATTTATAACCAAATTCATGGACATAAATTGCATATCAGGGCGGAGACATCGCATAGTTGCTTGATTGGCTTGGATGTGCTTGGCTACCAAATCAACAATATGCGGAGCCCATCCCATTAC